ATCAATCTCAGTGAATGGCGTAGTAATAACATCTGAATCTAGCGAATTTCCTACTATATAAATGCTCTTTCCGGCCTCCAAATTGAAATTAAAGTTTACGGCGAATGGAATTTTCAAGGAAGTTGCATTGATATTTGCTAGGATACCCTGAAGCCTGTACAGCCCCCCTTGTCTAGCTTCGTTAGTTGGATCATTAAAAGCACCCTCAGAACGAATAGTAACCAACGCTTCTCTAATGATATCATTTACGTATAGAAACGTGTTCATTTGTCGCTCGTTTTAGTCTGTGCTTTACGATCTTTTGCAGATTTTTTTTCTTCTTTGCGTACCTTCTCGAAATCTGCCTCTTTAGCTTGTTTCGCAGCTAAAGGACAGCTAAACCAATCTCCGCATTTGATTAGCATTTCTTTATCCACTTCACTTACAACTTTGCTTTCACCAATTTTATGGTAGACCATGTACTGCATTCTTCTCTCCTAGTAAGGAGGGGCCTGAGCCCCTCCAACATTATTACAAGGCAACTAATCGAACTGCCTGATCAGGCACCCAGCTAAATGCCATCTGACCATCCAAACGCAATACGTTCATATTATCTAGCACCTCTGCTGTTTTACTGACACGCAGAGAAATACCGTCATGGGTATATGTACTAGATTCAGGTGAATCCATTCTTTCCAGAGGCGGCAAGCAAGTTATCAAACCGCGCTCTGTATATGCGACGTTATTAACGTGATCGCCAATTACCGACACAACAGTATCTACTGGAATTTCATTAGGACTTGCACCTGGAACAATGAAGTTTTGGCGAGGCCCAGTGGCTACTAATGCCGGGAAGACAGTAAGTGATACATCCCCAGCACCATCAGCCGTGGCATCCGCCGTCACTGTTACCTGAAAGTTTGAGTTAATCGCTTGACGATTAATTTTGTCGAACTTATATACTCCAGCGAAAGACAGTGGATCACCTGCTTTAAAGGTCGCACCAGCAGTAAGGCCTTTTAATAGAATTGTGGTTCCGCTACTTACAGCAGTATCGACTTGAATAGAACCAGCAGTGGCGTGCGTACCAGCTGTATGCAAGCTGATAGAGTTATCTTTCATCACGTCAAAGTCAGCTAAACGCCCAATGCGCGCATCATAAGTGATATCTTTATTGATTGGAGACACAAAAGAATTTTGCAAACTTGGTGCAGATCTTAACTCATGTGCATTCTGTGGGTTCAAACAAACATAACGACGGTAGTTATTCATATTCAGTTCATCCATCACTGGATTAACAGCATCTAATGCTTTAAATGAATTTACATACGCCATAGGGTCACCCACAAAATTGTTAATTTGGGTTTTGGCTGCATTAGCAATATCGGTATTCATCATCGCCACCAATCGACGAGCAGCAGGCATAATAAATTCAGCAGAAAAATCTGCGATCTCACGTTGCAAGTCAGTTGGGCGGTAACGAATGGGCACCGAATATAAAGGTCCAATCGTAACTGGGATACTTTCCTCAACAATATCTTCAGCTGTAACCGTGTCGCCCCTTGCGCCAACGTAAAAGTTATCTAAACGAACATTAATAGTATCGCCCGACTTGTACGTATTATCATTGAACATGTTTTCATATTTTCTATAGCCTGTACCAATAAAACTGTTCAACGCCTTAAAAATTGCTACAGCTTCTTTAGAAATTAAATTACTAGTTAAAAATGAATTAGCCATCGCTACCTCTTATTAATTACCCCATTCCAGTAATCACTACGCTGATCAAAGGATTGATTTGTGACATCAGCGGCGTAATTCCGGTTTGTATTAATTGAATCCATAGGCGCAGATGCGTTCGTCACTAATTTCTTTCGGGGTGACATACGTTCATCGATCCTATAGATTTCCCGTGTTTGCTTGGCTGGAGATAATTGAGCTATCCGCTTCAATTCATTTGGATTTGAACCTAGATAATTAATAACGGCGGCTGGATCATCCGCCCCGGTTAAAGCTTCTGCCATTTGGTCATTACCCATATTAATGAAGGTATTTTTAGCTTGATCGTATGATTCATGATCAAAACGGGAATAGCCTTCATCAACCGCATTTGACAATTTGCGCATTTCAACTTCAGCACTTTGTACTTTTCGTCGTTGCGCTATCTTGTAATTACGCTGAATAAGCTGACCGACAGTAGAGTTAACAGGAACGTTTTCACCGGTCTCAGGGTCATAGATAGTTTCTTCATCAGAGCCCATACTGCCATATTGTTCAGGAGATGATATTTGCTGACGTAATTCAGCCAATTGACTCTCATACTCTTGACGCAAACGTTTACGCTCATATGAAAGAGTTTTTCCTAACTTTTTCTGATACTCGGATGGTAGATCTTCGCTACCATTATTATTAAGTTCATCAAAATTATTATTTTCATCAGAGCTAGAAGTATTCATTTCATCCGATTGAGAATGTGGCACATGCTCATCACCAGACTGTGGAATCATTTCTTGTTCTTGAAAATTTTCATTTTGCTGTTCGCTCATTTTTATTTCTCCAGTTTGTTTTAACGTAGGTCTTACGAACACTAATTAAGGGTTAGTGCCCCTTTGATGTTTAACGCCCATCACGGCGACAATGGTTTTACGTGCCATTGCCACGAAATCAGTGCACTGAACCTTTTCCCTTCTCAGGAGGACCAGTTTTTTTCAAAACAGTCATAGCATTTATTAAGTCACCCATATTGCTTAGCTTTTGCTTTTTAATTTCGGCATGGGATTTAATGACAGTTTTCAGTAAATCGGTTTGATCTGCTTGTCTAGTTGCTTCTAGTTTTTCAGCTTCAATCAGGCTTTTATTGACATGTGAACGATGATCTAAATTTGTTTTGTTCAAAGTGGCCTGCGCTTCTGCAAGTGTCTTTTTGATATCAGCCGCAATTTTTTGCATTTCAAGAAGCTGCATTTGTTCTTGTGGATTTGGCTTCTCAGGAGGCGGGGGATTACCTTTTTCTTTTGCTAGAATTGGAGCCGGCACTAAATTTTGCAATCTATCAATTAGCTGAGTTTTAACTGATGAGTCTAAAGTTCCAGCTATAAGATCTGCAACAAGATTTGGTATTTCTGGGCTAATGGATGCCAGCTTGAATAAATTTTCACTAATCATCTGTTGTTGAATAGCAAAATTGGCTACCGGCTGAACTTCTAAATCATACGCAGTATCTGCGACATTATTTTCTATATAACCACCTGGCATTACTTGGTTAATAGTGGCGTTCGATGATTTTCCAGCACCATCAACAATGGTAACCACGCGCTCTGTATCATAAAGCTTGGGAATCAAATCCAGGATAATTTTTCCTACAGTTGTTTGACCGTCATAGAAATTATTTAAGATTTTTATAAGTGCTAGATTCCCTTGGAATATAGTGCGCCCTATGGCTAACCCAGAGGTTTGATTAGGGAGCTCACCACGATTAGAAGCATAAATTCCTAACGTACGGTAAACATCTTCTCTCGCTTGCTCAGCTAACTTAAAGAATGCTTCTGATATTTCTTCAGGTGGCCTGAAAATAGGAATACCGCCCGGTACGGTTGGGTCAGGATTGAAAGGAAGATGTGATTGTTGGCGATCAGGATACTGAAGGATTTCTTCATACCCATCAGATTGACGCTCCGTCATCCATACTTGTTCACGCCGAGATCGAGCAAGTGCATTGATTGCTTCTGATAGGCAATAGTTATAAGTTTTCTGAGCGTCCTTAGCTTCATGAATAAATGACTCACAATATTCTTTTCCATCTTTGAAGAAACGAGTTGCTGGAATAAACACACCTGGTAATCTTTCCGATGGCCATTCACTCTCATCAAATACCTGCAGGTTAGTTGCCTTGTATGCTTTGATATAGGCAAGTTGCGTTTTTCGACGATTAGACTCGACTAGTGGCGGAATAAATAAGGTGTCGGCCCCATCTACACTACGGGAAGCCAAGTATTCTTCTGTTGCTTGTTCAATATCCTCTTCGAGCACCTCAATTTTAAAATCGATATGGTTCGTCAACTGAACAAGAGTTTTAGACTTGAAATCACGTTTATAGTACTGAACGATTACTACACTTTTACTGTCTACATAGTCACAATACTGGCGACCTTCCCCTAAGAGAGACCCACCAGCTGAATACTTAACACCAGGATACTTAGTCGTGAAATCATCTTCATTAATAACTTCCCAGTAGCCAAAAAAATCTCCATTTGTTTTGGCTATATCCTTAGCATTCGGATCAAAAAATGTATTCGTGGGATCATCCAAAGCACAGAAGCTTGGCTTTTGATCAAATTTATATCTGTCTTCGTATTCCTTCCCCACCAGGAGAACAGCCCACCCTCCAGAAATCATATTTTCAAGGGCAGTCGAATAATGTTGCTGCATATCATTAGAGTAGGCCAACTTTTTAAGCAGACCTTGAATTAATTTGTCGTTTCGAACATTAGCTGTTTGAACATTTGACGGAATTAAGTCTAAAGAAGGCTCCATATTTGCCTGCTCGCCTAAAATTTGACGACCCAATGGCTTCAATAGATTGAACATGTAGGGGAATTTTCCGCCCTGATTCCTATATTGGCTCTCAGCATATCCATCCCACTGCTCCCCGTTATAAAAATCACGATCGTGTCGAAATTCAGTTATGTTATGGGAAAAATAGGCATACCATCTAGAAATGTTTTTTTGGATTTCATCGATTAATTTCAGCTGACGACTTTCAGAGATCTTGCGTTTGCTTGTAGCTTTATTCTTGGTTACCAATTTATTGCCAAGTTCATTAATAAGCATAAGCACCCTCCCTAGCACGCGGAATAGCCTTTAAGTAATAACTGGGATCGACTTTCTTTTGACTAGAAGTTTGAGGAATGTATTCCAAACAACGATATTGAAGGGTGTCTTGGATATGACTATATTCATTTTTAGTGGGAAGCTCTTTGAAGCCATCTCGGTTCAGAATTTTTTGCTTTTTGTACTCATACCCTTTTATAAAGCCTTTACGCAGTACTGGACAATTCTCTCTGGAGAGTACAAGAGCACCTTTTCCTGCATGCAATTTATTAAGAAAATACTTAACAGAATTAAGACGAGGATCGAGGTCATTGGTAAGCGCCGCTGCAGCTTGTTTAAAGCCACCCTCCCTAAGATAATCAAAGCACGTCCGTACGCCTGCTTTATATCCTGCAACACCTGCAGGGTCGCCAACGACGCTTCCAATTTTAAATGAAGAGTATTTTTTAGAAAGTAAAGGAAGTAGCATATCCCAAACGAAATTCTCGATAAACATATCCTGAGAAACAATTTCTTGGAGGATAAGAAGTCGCCCTTCTGCACTGTATTGCGTAATCAAACAGGCCGGAGTAAGCCCGAAATCAAAACTCAAATCAATGGGAATGCCATCAATAGGTTTTAGATTATCTTCTGAATGGATGTCGTCATTATATTCTGGGTAAACAGGTTTACCACTGCTTAAAATTCCATAAAGCCCTTTGCAATAAACATTCACAAACTCTTTTGAAGCACCTTGTGATTGGTTGACATAATAGTTATCAGGGAGATGGGTAAGATTTTCTGCACCTGGATTTGTTTCGTAACCGGACTCAGCATCGATCAAACCTGGTGGTTGCTTATAGAGTATATGATTTTCAGGCTTATCCAGCTCAAAGAGCTTATAAATATAGCTATCCATATCGGGTGGGTTTGTATCGGCAATCACTCCAAACCAGAATGGCTTATTTCCAACGTCTGATTTTGAAGGGTATCTACCGACACGACCCTTGATAGTTTCCAGAACCGCTTTTGGAAGCTCAGAGGCTTCATTTAGGTAGGCGCCCGTATATTCAGCGGATTTCAACTTGCTTACATGTTCTTCTCTATCTAGAGCTAAGAACATAATTTCCAGATCTACAACCCCTTCACCATCATTAAAAAGATGTCGTATATATGGAGGTTTAGTTAAGGTTTTAACCTTTCCTAAATTTCCAAACCAATCTAACCAGGTTTTTAAGGTCGTAGTCTGAAGCTCACCATAGGTGTTACGAATCATAACCCATCGGGAGCGGCGGACCCCATCCGCGCAAGGCGATATTTTACAAGCATGGAAGATTACATCTGCCATGCACCCTGTGCTTTTGCCGCTCCCAAATGGACCCATGATTAATCGGACAAGGCTTTTATCGTTATGAAATTTTTTTAGTGTGGGCTCAGGAAAATAACTCTTGGTGTAGGTCTCCCCATTAGGCAAACTTGAATGTATAGATAAGCTATAATCCTCATTCAAAGTGAGGTGCTTATCCGCAGTAATTGAATGTTGTTGTTCAAGATTGTCAATCCGGCGCAACAGGGATCTCATTTAGCCCCTCCCTGAGGATTGATTTTTTCAAGTGCTTCCAATCGACTTAAAATGTCAGTTTCAGCAACCGTCTTGGCCATATTGGATAAGACCTGGGATACAATTAAAGCTTCATTAGGAGAAATTTCACCCTGCTCAAGAGCTGTTAATGTAACTTCCGTTTTTTCATGGAAGCTTTTTGCATCTTGTAACCCAGGGAGTTTAATGGAACGGTACTCGGTATATCCATAATACCGCCTTCCTATCATCTGCCACGCCACGGCATTAAAATCAGGATTGTCATAGTTCATAATGCCAATGCTGTCGTGCGAGGCTTCACGAAGGCCTTTCCCGTACTCGTAGGCTTGCTTAAACTCTGGGTGGTCGTGCATCCACTGAAAAAATGTTGATTTTGAAATTTTCAACTCACGATATAGCATTGAGTTTGTAAACCCTTCTTCCATCAGCTGAACCAATTGGATGGGAGTTTCCACCTCATCATACTTGGTTTGAAACAACCATGGTCTTTCCGCCAACTCTTCTTTTGACAGACGCTTTAACTTCAATATCGCCGCCATATCTACTTCTTACCTTTGCGTGAACGCCTTGAAGTCTTTCCGAGGATGCGGTTAGCTTTTGCATCAATTTTCTTTTCTTGGCGTTTTGTTAACTTTCCTTTCTTGACCATTTGTGTAGCACGAGCTTTCGCATTTGCAGCATGTGATTTGTCAGGCATAGGGTATTTTCGCTCTTTAGGAAGACCAAAGTCAGAGGCTGGGAGCTTATTTCGCTTTTTTGAGGTCAATTTCGTCATTAAGTTTCTCCAAATGATGGGCTCTATTTCTGGAGACCGATCTCATTTGAAAAAACCATTGTCAATAGGTAAATTAATATAATTAAATTATTTTGTTAAAAGTAATTGCAGCTTTTTTCCAATAATCGTGGGGGGTAAATTTTAATTTAGGCTGGAAGTTAACAATGACCTGAGAATTTTTACCTTCCTTAAAAAAGCAGAAAGCAGTCTTCAAAGGGTAAACTGAATAACGAGCAGGAAGAATATGAGATATCTCCTCAGCCACTTCCCCAATAGTCTTTGGCTTTTCAATTTTTAGCATGTTTAAGCTCTTTCTCAATTTCAGCAATGGATTTTCGTGTTGATTGATATTTAGTTTTAATTTTAGGCTTAAGTTCATCTAAAATAGCTTGACTTTTTATTAAAACATTTTTAGTTTTAGTCCGATGTTCAACAGCAATAAAATGATTTTTTTTGCATAAATGCCGAATTTCAAGGTGAAGAGCTCCTGTGATTTCTCTTATAATTCTCATAAATGACATTCTATGAGGCATCCAACGTGGCACCGTAAAGAGAGATATCTTTCTCCCATTATGAATAACTTTAGTTCGACAAGATCCTTCTATGTACTTAAAGCTATCTTGCATTTTTCTTACTTTGGATAGCAGGTTTTGGGGGCCACGGATGAAAATCTTCGCCAGTATAAATGAGGGTTTTCTTTTTATCTCTGATATAAACCACTTCGCCCTGTAGAATGTAGCCTTTATCAGCGAGCTCATAGAGATCTTCTTCATAAAATACAGCTAGAATAGTTCTTCCCTTTGTAAGGCAATACCATATCCGTAGAAAAAACATTCTTATCTTGCTAACCCAGCTCATAAACCCTACCCACTGGTAAATCATGTGCTTCCGCACCGATAACTCAGGTGGGCATACTTGTCAAGGCTGCTAGCACTATTTTTATGCTTTATAAAATTTGAATTTTCCCTGAAGTAATATCTAACCCTGTCTTTGCATGGCCCCAGGATTTATCAAACTCAAGCTCAAGCTCAAAGTCTATTCTTATCCTATTTTTCTCAGCAAACCTTAGATTACCATAACATCCTAATTCACCAGTAATCCAGTCAATGAGCGCGTCTTCAACATAGCGTGGGAGCCCTCCAAACATAATCGACTCGCAATTTCGTTTACTCATGCGCCTCCTCTTCCTGTTCTTTTATCCCCTCTTCTCTACATTTTTCACTCACACCCTCTCTCTTACCCTCGTTTAACAAATGAATACATATCTGCTGCTCTCTAAGTTCCATCCGGAAAAAATGAGAAACTTTAACAGCGGCGTTCGCCCCAATAACAAGCATTTTTGAATGAAGCTCTTTCTTAAATTTGTCCTCATACTCAAGAATCATCCTATCTACTTCTCCATCTATTTCATGCTGTAGGAGATCTTTTATTTCTTTCATAAAAAAATCTTTGTTTAGAATAGAGCTCATTTTTCATCCTCATTAATTTCTTTCAAAGCTTCCTTAATATTATTCAAATATTGTTTTTCTTCCTCTATTTTCGAATTAAAATCGCTGGCAAAGCTCACCCAAAATCTGGATCTACTCGGCAATACAAATTCATATTTTTTGCGAATTTTTTTTGGTATATTTTCGCAATACTCTTCAACAATTTTCTGTGCAATTTGAGAAAACTCCTCAATTAGAGTATAAACAGAATTTTGATCCATATCTTTGAATTTCACCTTTTCCCCCCATTCAATTCTGAAATCCATATAGCCAAGAGAATCCGATATATTCAGCATCTTTTTTTGGAGTCAGACATAAAACAAAAAATGAATATCTTGAACGAATCCTACAGTAAAATAATTATAATTAATTTTTATACAAATAAAAAGTTTTTTAATTTATTCTTCGTCTTTTAAGGCGCTTTCAATCCATTCCAACGCGTGCCCTGACTTAATATGAGCAGGAGTAACGCGCAAAACTCGGTAACTTTTTAGCGTTGCATAATTGTATTTTTCACAATCGTTAGTAAATCCCTGAAGACGGGTAGGGCGTCCGTTTATATACACCCCACCATCCACCTCCACAATTAACTTTTTTGGGAGCCACACGAAATCAGATCCCCATCTACGCTTGAGCTTACGTTAGCGTTCACATGTGTCTCAGGAGCATAGTGCCCAGACATCTTATTAGCTTCCGAAATAAGCGCTGCAAGACCCTTTGTGTCCACTACCCCTGTAGTACTAGCTCTTCCATCTAAACATGCCTGTATCCCCTCCATGAGGGCCCCAAACTTGAATTCAAGAGTAAGTTCGATCTGTTTTTCCACTTTCCGAAGAACATCTCCTTTCTTCTGTTCAATTATTGAACTAATCTTGGAGGATCTTAGGAGCTTGTGAGCATTTACGCACGTATCATTCCCTTTTCCCACTTTATACCCCGCATCCCTATACGCCTGGGTAGCATTTCCATTATTAGCAAAATAGTGCTGGACAAATTTTGCCTGCCGTTCAGTAAGATTTGGATAGTCTTCTCTTAACGTTCGTTCAGCAATAATATTCCTCGATACTCATTTTTTCTAAAAGATTTTTATACTTAAATAAACTAGGAGGTGCCGCGGATTCTAAATATCCATCCCCTTTTTCTCCATTTTCTTTTCCTGGTTAGCGTTCATTTAGTATTTCTCTTCTTTAGAAAACAACAGAGAATATAATACGTCGGCCAGAGGTGCAAAAGTCTCTCCTTGCGCCGTTTTTACTCCAAGCTCCACTAGAATGGGAAAACCTAGGATCATTTCTTCTTTAACCACCACGTAAAATTTAGGATCATGTTTTTTAATAGAACAGAGATTATCAATATTATCGGCAATTTTAATCATTCGGGAGGAAACAGAGATAGTCCTTAGTCGGTCTCGGTCTAATGCTTTTCTAACTTTTCTATTGCCCATTGAGAGGGTGGTTGTGTCCGTGAGTTCTTTAACGAAGAGACTAATATTGTGACCAAATTCTTTTTCGATAAATTCTAAACTAAATTTAGGATTAGAAGGATAAACATCTTCAATCACATCATGGAGCAAAGCAGCACATTTAATTTCTATATTCTGCGTACAGGTAGACAGAAGTGCCATAACCCTAAAAGGATGGATCCAATAAGGATCTAGAGAGTACTTTTGGCGCTGATTTATACTATCGTGGGCATCTTTACACATATCCATAGCCTTCTGAAGAAGGTGGATATCCTTTCCTATTTCGTCACTCATCCTCTTTTTCCTTTTGGTCCGTAATCTCTTTTATTTTTCTATAAGAGTAGGCGCGCCCGGAGGTATCTAAGGAGTTAATGAATTAGACGCGCCTTACTTCTTATTTTTTTCCATGAGTTGATATTTAATAATTTCTACTTGAAAATTTAATTTTTGATACACGGAAATACTGTTCAATAAATGGCGACTTAACATATCTTGCAGAGCCGCCATTTCTTCCAGGAGTTTAGTATTATCGTCCATAGAGAAATACTAGAACTAGATAGATCGTTTGTCAAGAGAAAAAGAAAAAGGATTGAAAGTTATCCGCGATATTTTTTCTTCAATTTTTCCAAATCCGTAGGTTTTGAAGAATGGTCTTTATGGGATTCTTTCATTTTATGTGGATCCCGATACGATCTTACGGTTTTGGATTCTTTGGCATCTTCAATATCCCGATCATGCATTACATGCCCACTTTTCTTTTGATTCTTGTAAATTTTGACGACTAATCCCCACGGAATATCTTCATCCCGATAACGGCCTGTTTCTTTAGCTACAAACCTTCGAGCTTGGATCCACATCCGTTTTTCTTCGGGCGTTTTAGGAATGTCTGAATGAGTCACATCGGCCATCATTAATTCTTTTTTAGTAAGATCATGGCGCTTTGGAGTACGTTTTTTGGTAGGCAAAATTTTTCCATAATTATCTTTTTTATGTGCCACTACTTTTTTCCCCTCTTTTTGGAAGCAGCAATTATTCTATTAGCTTTCGCATCAATTTTACGCTCTTGCGATTTAGTAAGATGTCCTTTTTTAACCATTTGCGTAGCACGTGCTTTAGCATTAATGGCATGCGATTTATCGGGCATCGGATATTTACGTTCTTTGGGCAACCCAAAATCTCTAGAAGGTAACTTTTTACGCTTTTTAGTGGTAAGTTTTGCCATCCCTGTCTCCAAAATTAAGAGGCGGCAGCTTCCTCAGGTTTTTTCTTAGGAGGTCTACCCCGTCGTTTAGGCGTGGGAAGGCCCTCCTCTTTAAAGCCCCCCCTCTCTAAGGTATACCCTATTCCTTGACAAGTTTGACATTTTTTACCCATATATCCAAGTCCTTCAACAAATTTTAATCCGTTGCAGACAAGACACCGTTTTTTTTCTCTCTTTTCATTCATTAAAAGCTTCCTTAATTTTTTTCCACTCTATAATATCATCGGCGTTTCCTAACGCCAATTCGATCGCATTAATAGCCGTTCCAGAGCGAATATGAGGGGCACAGAAACGCAATACCCGATAGCCCGCTAATGAAGCTACATTGTATTTAGTACAATCCGCCGCGAAGCCTAGAGCTCGCGTATGTCGACCGTGCGTAAAAATTCCTCCTTCTACTTCTACGAGCAGCTTCTTATCAGGCCACGCAAAATCCGCTCGCCAGCGCCGATGAGGATGAAATCGAAATTCCCGCTTAGGAGAAGGCAAGTTTAAAGTGTGAATTTGAAATAATAATAATTCTTCTAATTCAGTCCGTTTTTTTAGTGAATTTTGTGTTCTAACCATGTTACAAACTCCAAGACCGGGGCTAAATTTTCCTGTGGATTGCCTTCTAAATACTGGGCTTCTACCCAGTTCCACGCGAACTGTTGAAGTTGCTCAAAAGACATTATATTTCCTCATAAAATTTTTGATAGAAAATGCGCCGGTATTCTGGCGTTTTTCCTGAGCATACGCCTGCCTAAACCGTTCTACAAGAAATTCTAATTTCTTATCTAAGGGAGACTTAGGGCGCAGTTCGTCATAATGAGCCTCACAAACGCGTACGGACTTTCCATTATTGAGAGTACAGGGAAACTCAGCTCTATTTTTACAGTGTCCATAAGGCGTCTCACAGGGACCCCTCTCTCTCCGATGCTTTTTCTCTTTTTCAAAACTAAATCCACATTTACATACTTTTCGAGTGAGAGAAATCATCGCATCACATTGTGGGCATTCTTGGTACATCTTTACCTCCTAATTTAAATTTATTTCCGATAAATAATCATAAAATTTTGAGGGTCTTAATAACGTAGAAATCCGAACATAAGGGGCCATCTTAGGATCGTCTTTCCATTGCTGATATTTCAACATCATCACTGTTCTAATTTCTTCCTCCTCTATACCCTCATTTAAACGCGCTGAGAGAGGTTTTAAGTTAGAGGGTACCGGATATACCCGTTTTTTAGTTTTGTGGCTGAAAAAGGCTAATAAGGCGGCTGACTGAAGCGTCCGAGGATAACACTTAATATCTTTGCCTGTGGCTTCTCCATTTTTTAATTTGGATAAAAATTCTACATAAGTGCGTTTAAGTTCACTAAAGGTGGTTGAAATGTCCATTTCAGTCACATTTTCCGATTTTGCAAAACTTTTTTTTATATATTTTTTTTTATGTTTACTATCTGTATATATAGTATGAGTGTTGGGACAATTTTGTCTCAACCCTTCAGACAATTTTGTCTCAACCATATGACTATTTTCTGAACACTTCTTAGGGATAGAAATCTCTTCCTCAAACCACCTAGCCTCATTTTTGAAGGCATACCAATTGCGATTATCTCCCTTCGATGTGTTTAATTTTTTTACTAAAATGACGCCTGCCTTGTACAATTTGTTTACAATATATTTGATTTGTCGGGTCGTCCAAAAAGGAAAAAGTTTCTGAAAAGCGTCTAATGAATTATAAGTCCAGGTATGGTTGTTAATATGATTCTTATTATTGGCTTTGTTGTGAAAAATCCAAAAGTGTAAATTTTTAATAAAAATGGCTTCGTTTACGCCATATTCAGTAGCAATGCCTACATCAAAACTATATTCCATCATTCGTCCTCCATGTGAATATTTTCTTAACATTACCTCGATCTGACTTGCTCTACAATCTGTTTTTGGTAAAATAAGAAATATCTTACACTACCTTGAGAGAAATGATGACTGAGAAACAATGGAAAAAATATCGAATGAAGATAGTAGAAATTATTGAATTTTTTGGGGGCGCTATCCCTTTAAGTAACTATCTGGAAATTAGATCTACTAATATCTATCAGTGGATTAGTCGTAATAATTTTAAAAATGGAAAACTTAAAAGACGGATTTCTATACAATGCTTCAAAAAAATTAAGAAAAAAATGCCTCATCTGCGCTTAGAAGACGTCCTCCCTCAATTTTTTTCAGAGTAAGCTTGCAATTAGATCACGGATGATCTATAGTATCCGAAGTCCTTAACTTTTAGTGGAGAAAAAAAATGGGATATATCAATGAAGCCGCTCAAGAATTAGCGCATTTAAGAGGCAACCTTCAATTTAGCGATCTTAAATATAGTAACCAAATCCAATTAATATTAGGAGCATTACAAGATTCGGAAATAGATCTCTATGATTTATACATTGAAGATCTCGATATACATAGCCTGATTAAAAAAATGCTACAGGGTATATTTGAGGAAGATGTTAAAGATGAAATAATCGAACGATTAATAGAGTATTTTGAGCCTATTTTTAATGAGCGATTGGCGAGTGCCTACCATTACCAATATGAAATGCAGGAGGCTAAATATGCCTACTAGAAGTGTAGCTAATTATTTTATTAGTGAATTAGTAAACTCAGGAATTTCTTTGCGGAAAATTTCAAGAGAAACTCACATTTCTCTGTCAGTTTTACGAAGAATCCAGGCCCATAAAAGAAAAAATTTGGGATTTATTAATCTTAATAAACTTACAAATTTTTATTATCACGCACAATATTTAAAAGGAGAAAAATATCATGCGAAAACATCTTAACTCGTGGCAAAGTATTAAAGGATGGATAGAAGAAGTAGTCACAAACCTATTGTTTATTATTTTACTTACTCTAATTATTTTAGTTTTATAAGGAAAATTTATGATGACAAAATCACTAAAAGAAACTATTTTACAACTAACAAAAATATTTTGTGAAAATAAATTAACGAACGAAGAAGTAGTGAAACTAACTTTAATTATCCTAGCGGACATTATAATAGAAAATGAATACAAAAATAATCTTAGTGGATCTGTGGACGCTACTCTGGAGAATCTGCATTCGCTCTTAAAAAAACTTATCTTGGGAAAGCGGGAAAATATAAAAAGGGAAAACACTGATGAAAAATGATTCTATAAAAACACAAAGAAGGAGGTTTTATGCCACTTAAAGGAAAAAAACCCACTTATAGAGACAAAAGATTTAAAGCGCTATTTTATGGAAATACCGGCGTAGGAAAAACAACAGCCGCTATTCAATTTCCAACCCCTTATTTAATTGATACTGAAGATGGAGCTCAAAATAATAAATATGTAGATTTAATAAATGAAAGAAATGGAGCTTCATTGCAAGCGCAGGATTTTACGGAAATTTTAAATGAAGTAAAAACGCTGGCTACCGAACACCATGATTATAAAACATTAATAATCGACCCTTTAACCATAGTTTACAATAACTTGGTAGATTATTATGAATCAAAAGTAGGCAGTGATTTTGGTCGCCATTATACTCATGCCAACAAAGATATGAAACGTTTGTTAAGTTGGATATTGCGCTTAGATATGAATGTAGTAATCACAAGCCATGCAAAGAATGAATATGGAGATAAAATGAATGTACTAGGACATGTACCCGATTGCTATAAAAAACTTGATTATTTATTTGATTTGGTCATCGAAGTTAAAAAATACGGATCTAAGCGAGTTGGCATTGTCAAAAAAACCAGAATTGAAGGATTTAAAGAAGATGAAACATTTGAATTTTCATATAAAACAATTGCACAGAAATACGGATCAGATAATCTTGAAAAACAAAGCGAAGCTTTGGATCTTGCGAGTGAAGAGCAAGTTAAAGAAATTAAAAAGTATATTGAGCTTATGAAGATTCCAGTAGACGTCTATGAAAAATGGCTCACAAAAGCAAATGTGGAAACATTTGAAGAAATGGATTCGGACAAAATACAAAAATGTATTGATATGTTAAAGGAAAAGATCCAATGAGGAAAACAATCTGTACCGGCTGCAATGAATCTCATACGATACTCACTAAAGAGATATGTAAGGAAAAGATACCGCTCTGTATATATTGTGTAAAACTATTAGAATATGCAAATGACGCCTATCTTGCAGATGCAACCTTAAATAAAGATGGAATAAAATTCTTTAAAAGAATGGCTATTAATTTAATGAAAAGATATAAAAACACTAATTTAAATAATTATTTAAAATTACTCTCTAAAAATTTAAATATAGATATAGAAATTAGTAAGGAGAAAATAAAATGATCTTAAAAAATAAAATTTTATGTTTTTTTGGGTTCAAGGAGAGTTTTTACGCGTTAAAAAATATCTTCCTCTAGAGGATTTGAAAGAAGAAAATGTTATCCAAGATGATGATCTACCCTTTTAGGAGAAAATACAGTGAAAATTTTAGAGTGTAAAACACTAAAAGAAGTTGAAAAACTATTAGACAGTGATGATTGGACTATTCGACGCAAAGCCTATAGAGCCTTAGGATTCCCCCACCAAGCTTGGCATGAGGAGCACGAGGATATTCGCATAGAAGCGTATAGAAAATTAGGTTTCCCCCAAAAAGCTTGTGACGATGAGTCCTGGGCTATTCGGCTAGCAGCCTATAGAGCCTTAGGATTTACTGAAAAAGCTTTTGATGATGAGGACTGGCTTATTCGCCTAGCAGCCTATAGAGCATTAGGGTTCACCCCAAAAGCTTTTGACGATGAGTACGGGACGACTCGCGTCGAAGCGTATAGAAGATTAGGTTTCACCCAAAAAGCTTTTAATGATGAAGATCGCACTATTCGTCTCGAAGCCTATAGAGCCTTAGGTTTCACCCCAAAAGCTTTTGATGATGAGCACGGGCTCTTCGCCGCGAAGCGTATCGAGCCTTAGGATTCACTGAAAAAGCGTTTGAGGATGAAGACACCGCTATTCGAAAAG